CTCGAAAGACACTTACGAAAACTGTAATCTCAGGTTTTTTTTATTAAAACATATATAAGACATTCAGGGACAATTAGTCCCTTTTTTTATGCACTAAAATATAATATTCGTACAACACTAAAGTATAATTTTAATGCATAAAAAAACCCCATCTATGGAGATCATTATTTATTATTTATAATAATCACAAATAGTTTTTAAAAAAACCAACATTTGGTCGTGAGTTAAGTTATTTTTAGCTTGATTGCATATTATGGTTATGAATTGTAAATTTCCTTTAACATATCCTTTACTACTGTCAATTCTATCTAAAGATGCGGTATTTAAATTATTACCACCCTCATTTGGATGAACTAACTTAATACCGCTATAAGCGCAAATACCTTTTTGTTCGACCCATATATCAAGTAAATCTTGTAAAGTTATATCGTACTCATGTTTTCTTTTTTTAACTCTCCTAAAGTGTTCTCTTAGTCCTGTGTATTTATCACGACTATGACCTATATATGGAATTAAATATTTTACATTTTCTTTAACATATTTTTTTAGATGTTTGTGATTAGAACTCCCACAACATTTAAGAGAACAATAATTTTTTCTGCCAATTTTTTTGTTTCTTGTTACCTCAGATAAATCCTTATGAAACTCTTTTTCACATTCAGGATTTGAACATACCACCAATTCTTTTTTTCTATCACTCATAGTATTTTATATATAAATATATCCGTCTCCACAAAAACACCCATCTCCACAAAAATATAAACAAAAAAACCCCACTACAATTAGTGAGGTTTAAATGGTGGAGGTGCGGGGTTTCGCAAAATTTCAATAATTTTCATTATTGGTTGGACTATATCATCATCTCATTGAGATGTCGGACGCTCTTGCTGGTTATTAAGTATGTCGCCACACTCCAGTAGTCTCTGCACCTTCTTACTCTGTAAGCTTGGATCAGGATTGCCACCACCATTACGTGCTGAGGTTTCCCTGAGTTCATCCGATTTTTAATCTATTGTCACCAATAGATGGGTCCAAAATCAAACCCCGGTCCATAATATCCTGTCAGATAAGGACTACACGTTTAGGTCAAGGTTTGTCATACCTTCCGAAATATTTGGTTCCTATTTTGACATCGTAACCAATAACTGTGTCGAGTTCACTTTTGTTACGGTAGCACTCTGAACGAGACCGTTTGTTCCTTTTCGGGTAGAAACCACACCATAAAGACTTCTGTTGCTAGGTTATGTGTCCACCGACCCCCCGTTTCCGTAAACCTCTTAGGCTACAGTAACTTCAGATTCTCTTAGTAAACCAAGAGTTTCCATTTTCGATAAAACGTCGCCGATTGTTTTTGTGAATCAGTTTTTAAGGAGATTAATTCAGTCTCCACGTGCCCTTTGTCTTCAGCCAATACCTGTCAAATCCAAAAACACCCCCATATGTCAAATAACTTATTATATTATAAATACAAAGATAAGTGTAAACCTACAATAATCAAAATTTTTTGATATTTATTTTATATGGAAAAGGGAAAATATAACCCATACGATGAAGATGTTGATATAATACAGGATGATGAGAACGTTAAAGTTGTTAAAACATTAAATTTAAAATCTGCCCAATATTTTGGAACTGATTTTTATGGTAATGATAATTGGAATAGTCACTATAGAAATGGTGATCTATATTTTATAATTAGTAAAAAGGATAAAAATATATATTCTATTTTTAATGATAAGGATGGTAGTGTTATTAGAGACCTTAATAAAAACAATGAAATTGTTACTGTAAACGATTTAAAACGTGCATTTTTATCTTCATTAAAGATATTATCACCGTTGATTAAAGGTGGTAAAACATATGAATTTTTAAGGGAGGTCGCTAAAGGTTATGATCCACATTGGAGAAGTAATGGGGATGATCCTCTCATTGATGAAGTAAAATTCAATACCAAAAACCCAAGTAATTCTAAGGTTATTATTAAATTTGAAGATGATGAAGTTTTTTTAGACACCATTAATGTTGAGTCTATTGATGATGTATATACTTATAGAACGTTTGTTGGTAATTACTCAGGTCGTGATACTGACACATATGCTGAGGAGGATAGTTGGAAAGAGGGTGAATTTATTGATTACCATTTTAACACTGAAAACCAACGTAAAGCTCTCCAAGTTGCCAAATTTTATGAAAATAGTGCTGAACTTAGGAGTAAAAAGAGCATTGCGGCTATTTTAAGTGATCACTTTGGGAGAATTGTTGATGATTTAATTTATGAGTACGCATCCAAATGGCAAAATTGTATTGATGATGTGGTTAAAGATATAATCTTAGGTGAGATTGCTAAACCATTTGATAAATTCGGAATAAAAGAAATACATAGAGGATATAGATTTGAAACAACTGTTGGAGTATTATTACATTGGTATAGTGATGTTGAAAATGATAAATTTACGTTAAGTGAGTTATTAAATAAATTAATAAAACTTTATGATAAGAAAGATAGAGGTTATTGGAATGAGTTAATGTATGAAGTAAATTGTGATGATTGGGACGATAATGTTATGCAAGAGTATTTCTCAAAAAGTTTGGACTCAATGTTAGAAAAAGTACAAGAGGATGATCGTTTTATTAATATTGATGATTACAATGAAATGTTAGATCATGTTGAAAAAACATATGGGTATGAATGGAGACAAACAGAAAAGGATCCAAACCTACAATTTTTAATTTTAAAGGTCCAACCTGAAACTAATAAAGTTTTAGTTAACGTTCATAACGATAAGACCGGTAAATACCATCAAAGACTTTTGGATGTTGATGGTTTATATCAATTGGACAATCAACCCGAATTATTTAATGAAAGAAGAATAGTAAGAAAAAAATTTTTATAATTCAAATTAATTGTCTATATTTGTGTTATGGAACGAAATTATGAATTATTGAAGGAGGTATTATCTGTACCCACTAAAACTTATCAGGAAGAAAGAATGGTTCAATTTATCACAAATTGGTTGACCAAAAACAATATTCCCTTTTATGTTGACGAAATGTCAAACATTTATGCAACAAAACAAACCGATGAAAACATATCATATTTCCCTTGTGTGATGGCACATACCGATACGGTACATAACATTGATACAATTAATGTATTTGAAGAAATGTTACCTGACGCTCAGGGCAATGTAAAATTATCATTAAAAGCGTATAACGACAATGACGAACCAACAGGTATTGGTGGTGACGATAAATGTGGTGTGTACGGTTGTTTGGAATTGTTGAATGAACTACCTAATTTAAAAGCTGCGTTTTTTGTATCTGAGGAAACAGGTTGTAAAGGTTCATTTAAGGCGGATCCTGAGTTTTTTACAAACGTTGGTTATGGGATCCAATTTGACGCTCCTGAGAATAATATGATTTCTGAGTTCTTGATGGGAAGAAGTATGTTTGATCGTGATAGTAAATTCTTTGAAGTTGGTGGACGATTGATTACAGAACACTTTCCATCTGATACGAAATATCACAAACATCCTTACACAGACATTTACCCAATTAGAACTATGTTTAACATCCCGTGTTTCAATATATCTATTGGATACTACAACTACCATACAAGAAACGAATATGTGGTCGTAGAGGACACTTACAATGGAATTAAAGTTGGTAAGATGATGATTGAGGAATTAGGTTACGAAAAACACTAAATAAAAAAAGGGAGGTTATTCTCCCTTTTTCTTTCTAACTTTTTTCTTAGGCTCCATTATTACTTTTTCTTCAAGATCAATTATTTGTTCATCATTTTCTGTTTTAACAAATAACCTATAATCTTTGTTTTCTGTAACTTCACCTGTTAAGATTTTTTCAGATATTAAATCTTCTATTTTATTTTGAATTGCTCTTTTAATTGGTCTTGCCCCAAATATCTCATCAAAACCAACTTTTGAAATTAAATCAATTATTGAATTTTCATATGTGAAATTATACTTCATAGATTTTAGTCTTTTAACTAAAATATCAATTTCTAATTTTACAATTTTATCAATGTTATCTTTATTTAGAGAGTTAAATATAACAACATCATCAATTCTATTTAAAAATTCAGGGGCGAAAAATTTACTAAGTTCTTTTTTAAGAACATCTCTTTTTTGTTCTTCTTGGACAACTTCACTTGAGTTACTTGATTTGAAACCAACACCTGTACCAAAGTCTTGTAATTTTCTAACACCAATGTTAGATGTCATGATAATCAAACAATTCTTGAAATTGATCTTTCTACCTAACCCATCAGTTAGATGTCCATCATCTAACATCTGTAATAACGTTGAAAATATATCTTTATTTGCCTTCTCAATCTCATCAAATAAAATAACACAATAAGGTTTGTTTTTAACTTGTTCTGTAAGTTGTCCACCTTCTTCGTGTCCTACATATCCTGGAGGAGATCCGATTAATCTTGATATTGTATGTTTTTCTTGGTATTCGGACATATCCACACGGATAAGATTATCCTCACTACCAAATATTTCTTTTGCTAATTGTTTTGCTAAGAATGTTTTACCAACACCTGTGGATCCTAAAAAGATGAATGATCCGATAGGTCTATTTGGATCTTTAATTCCAACACGATTTCTTCTAATTGATTTAGATATCTTACCAACGGCTTCTTCTTGACCAATAACGTTAGTGTTTAATGTTGATTCTAAATTAACTAAAGAATTTTTCTCATCAATATTTATTTTACTTACAGGTATTTTAGTCATATTTGAAACTACCTCATAAATTATCTCTTCTGGAATACCACGTTTACTTGTTTTAAGTTCATTGTCAAATTTTTTCTTTTCGTTTTCCAAATCAGTTAAAATTTTACGTTCTTTATCACGTAATTCTGCTGCTTGTTCGTAGTTTTGTTTTTTAATGACATTTACCTTTTCTTTTTTAATGTCTTGAGCATCCTGTTTTAATTTTTCAATAATTTCAGGAAGTTTAATGTCAATTTGCATTCTTGATCCAACCTCATCCAAAATATCAAACGCCTTATCAGGAAATTCACGATCTGTGATATAACGATCTGCCAATTCTACACATAATAACAATGCCTCATCAGTATAGTTAACTTTGTGATGTTCTTCATATTTACCCTTACTTTGTTTAAGGATTTCAAAGGTTTCTTCTTTGGTAGATGGATCAATAACAATTTTTTGGAATCTTCTTTCTAATGCTCCATCTTTTTCAAAATGTCTACGATACTCATCTAAAGTTGTTGCCCCAATACATTGAAGTTCACCACGAGATAATGCAGGTTTGAATATGTTAGATGCGTCTAAAGAACCTGAACTATTACCAGCACCAACCATTGTGTGGATCTCATCAATGAAGATGATGATATTTGGGGCCATTTGAAGTTCCTCAATGATAATCTTCATTCTTTCCTCAAATTGACCTCTATATTTTGTACCCGCAACAATAGAGTTAATATCTAAAGATACGATTCTTTTATCTGATAAATTTTTTGGACATTGACCATTATGTATCATCATTGCAAGTCCCTCAACAATTGCAGTTTTACCCGCACCTGGCTCACCAATGATTATTGGGTTATTTTTCTTTCTACGAGATAATACTTGTGCAATTCTAAAAATTTCCTTTTCACGACCAATTACAGGATCTAATTTTCCTTCACTTGCCAATTTATTTAAGTCCTTACTAAAGTTATCTAAAACTGGTGTTCCCCCATCGGTCTTTTTTTTACCTTTATCGTTTTCATCCATAAATTCAATCATATCTTTTTGTTTTATTAAAAAATAGTAAATCAAGTTTAAAAAGTATACCTTTTGACAAATTGTCATGGTAAAAAAATACTAACTGACATTTTGTCATATTTTATGGTTTGGCACATATTTAGTAAAAAAAAGTATAAATAATAAACTATAAAAAATAATACTATGTTTAATTTTAGAAATTTTGATAAAATTTTTAATGAAATGTTCTCAGAACGAATGAGTTTAAGTTCATCATTTTTAGATGATAAGAATTGGACTAAAAAAACCTATAAATCCTCAGATGGATCTTTTTCCTATACCTACATGACTCGTAAAACTGAAGGTGATGATTTGATTGATTTAAAAGATAAATTAATTTTGGCAATAGAAGATCAAAATTTTGAGGAAGCTGTTGAGTTACGAGATAAGATAAAAAAATTGGAGGAGAATAAAGAAAAAATATTTGAACTACAATCTAAATTAGACGAATCAATAAAGAATCAAGAATTTGAAAAGTCCATTGAGTATCGTGATCAGATAAACAAGTTAAAATAATTAAGATCCACCCAAAAGGGTGGATTTTTTAATTTATAGAAATATATTTAAAATAAAAATATTATGGCAATCTTAAAAGAAGAATATATTGGTACAAAGATATTGAACGAGGTTCAATCGTCTAATGTTGTAAGAAGTGAATATGATACCGCAACAAAAAAATTAATTGTGGAATTTAAAAATGGGGTTAAGTATGAATATGATAATGTACCACATCAATCATATACAGAATTTAGAGCCGCACCATCTCAGGGTAATTACTTTAATTTACAAATCGCAAAAAAATACAAGTACAATAAGATAGGTTAATTTATAATAACGTTGTATTTATATATGATGGATGCAGAATTAATTAAAAGTTTTAAAATACAAGATAACCTCAACCCAAAAGTTTGGGAAAAAGATGGTAATGAGTTTAAAATGAAGGATCAGGTAAGAGAAAGATTACTTGAGATCTCATACCAATTCATAGATTTTTTAGGAGTTGATATTGTTGTAACTGATATCATTCTTACAGGATCATTATCTAATTACAATTGGTCAAAGTATTCTGATTTTGATTTACACATAGTTACCAATTTTAATCAGTATCCTGAAAATCAAATAGAACTTTATGAAAAACTTTTTATTTTAAAGAAAATGATATTCAATCAACAACATGATATTACAATTTTTAATTACGAAGTTGAATTATATGTTCAGAATGAAACCGAAACTCATTTTAGTAGTGGGGTTTATTCTGTATTATTTAACGAGTGGTCAAATGAACCTAAAAAAGAAGATGTTTCAATAGATAAAGAATTATTACAACAAAAATCAAAACAATGGATGAATATCATTGATGATTTAATTGATTCTATTAAAGATGATGACGTTGAAACCGCAAAAGAATTAATACAAAAATACAAAGACAAGTTAAAGAAATATAGAACTTGTGGTTTAGAAAAAGGAGGGGAATTCTCAAATGAAAATTTGGTTTTTAAAATCCTAAGAAGAAATGGTTATATTGAAAAACTACATAATTTATCATCTAAAATAATTGATGACAAATTATCCATGAAACAATAATTTAACAAATCAACAAATAAACATATTTATTGCTATATTTATATAGAAAATAATATTTTAAAAACAAATATACTATGGGAGGATTAAAACCTATTGGAAGTGAGAAATTAGACGGTATGGACAAGATCCGTAGAATTATGGAAATTGCC